ACGGCTACAGCACCTGGAGTGCCTGGGATGCACAGGGCAGGGAGTGGAAGTTCCAGAAGGACGTCAGCATCACCGGGCCTGACAGCCAAAAGTGCGAGCTTGTCACCCCGATCCTCCACTACGAGGATCTCGAGAACCTTCAGGAGCTGGTAAGACGCCTTCGGAGGGCCGGAGCAAAGTCCGATGCAGCCAGGATGTGTGGAGTCCACATCCATGTGCAGGAGACCGGCCAGACCCCGCAGACCGTCCGGACGCTTGTCAACATGATGGCAAGCCATGAGAACCTCCTCGTGAATGCGATCCGGGTAGACTGGAGCAGGATCGAGCGCTACTGCAGACCTGTAAACATGGACTTCCTCCGGGAGCTCAACGAGAAGAAGCCAAAGACCATGGAGGATCTCGCAGACATCTGGTACACCGAAAACAGAGCGACCTTTGGGAGAAGCAACCATTACAACCAGTCACGCTACGCGATGACGAATCTTCACTCACTTTTTACCGGGAAGGGAATTGAGTTCCGCTTTTTCCAGTTCGATACCCCGGCAGACGGAAGAAAGAATGGACTCAATGCCGGACAGCTCAAGGCATTCATTCAGCTCTCCCTTGCCCTCTGTGCAGCGGCAAGAACCCAGAAGTGCGCAAGCCCGAATGAGGTCCAGCATGAGAATGAGAAGTACGCGATGCGGACCTGGCTCCTGCGCCTTGGCTTCATCGGTGACGAGTTCGCAACGGCAAGAGAGGTCCTGACAAAGAAGCTCTCCGGTGACACCGCTTTCCGCAACGGCAGAACCGCCGCATAAGAGAAAAGACAGGAAGGTTTGAGAGAGCCTGCCTCCTGCCGCCTTAACCAATCCTCCCGGCCGCAGCTGCCCTGCGGTCTTAAGGCGGTAGAAGGGTGACCCCCTCGGAAAGGATTGACCTATGAGAAGATATTACATCGCCTACGGAAGCAACCTGAACCTCCTGCAGATGGCAAAGCGGTGCAGGGGAGCAAGAATCATTGGAACCTCCTACCTCCAGGACTTCCAGCTCCTCTTTAAGGGGAGCGGATCCGGATACTACCTCACAGTGGAGAAGAAGGAGGGAAGCACCGTCCCGGTTGTGGTCTACAGCGTCACCAAGTCGGATGAAGATGCCCTGGACCAGTACGAGGGGTATCCGCTGTTTTACTACAAGGAGACCTTTGACCTTTCGGTTAAGCCTATCCTTGGGGAGGGAGAAATCCGGGTGACCGGTTTTGCCTACCTCATGCATGAGGACAGAAAACCAGGGCTTCCCTCCAGAAGGTACATGGATACCTGCCTTGCGGGGTATCACGACTTTGGCTTTAATGTCGGCGTTCTCTGGAAGGCTGTGGAGGACAGCAGGGAGGCGATGACGTGAAGAAGGATGGAATGGGAAGGGCACCAGCATGAATGAGTCCGTTGCGATCTTCGGAATCATCTCTCGCGCCTTCCTTTCTCAGGAGCCCTGACCCTTAAAAAGAGTCTGAAGATTGTCAGAAACCTCATGAGAAATCACAACATGTCTTTTGAGGAGGCGGCAGCTTTCATTGGCCTTGACGAGAACGAAAAAGAGAGGCTGAGGAATGCCATGAGTAAAACGGCGTAATCAGCTTTCAGAATGATGGTATGAAACCGGAGCAGCGATGCCCCGGTTTTTTCATGCTTAAATTTTCCCATGCACACATGGCAGAGCGGTCTATTGCGCCGGTCTCTAAAACCGGTAGCCGCCATGGCTCGAAGGTTCGAATCCTTCTGTGTGCGGTTTGACTGACAGCCAGCGAAAGGAGGATGGAATGGAGCAAAACGGCAGTGAGCAAATCATCCGTGTGCACGACCTCATCAGCAGAAGACCGCCGGAGGAGAAGATGATCCTCTTCATCGCGGAGCTGTTCAAGGAGGATGCAACGGTTCCGATTGCCAGAGGCCTCCTGCAGGTGCTTGCAGATGAGCCGTCTGTCAGGAAGACAAGCCGCAGCGGCAGCACAGAAGAGAAAGGAGAAGAGAAAGGAGAAGGGACATGAGCTTCAGGAATCTATTCCACAGAAGAAGAGCAAGAGAATCTCCCCAGGACTCCCTGCCCGGAGAAGTCTACAGAGCCTATTACGGGTACACAACATCCGGCAAGACCGTGACCGAAAAAGGATCCTTGCAGGTGAGCGCTGTTTACGCCTGTGTGAGAGTTCTCTCGGAGGCGGTGGCAAGCCTTCCGCTGCATCTGTATCGGGAGGAGGACGAGGGGAACAAGGTAAAGGCGAAAGATCATCCTCTGTACTTTCTGCTCCACGACGAGCCAAACGAGGAGATGACAGCTTACACCTTCTGGGAGACGCTGATGACGCATCTCCTGCTGTGGGGCAATGCCTATGTCCAGATCATCCGGAATGGCAAGGGAGAGGTAATATCCCTCTATCCTCTGATGCCGAGCCGTATGAGAGTCGACAGGGACGAGAAGGGGAAGATCTACTACGAGTACCAGTGGAGTAAGAGCACGGATGCTCCGACGATGAAGAACACGATCGTGAGGCTCACGGCCAGAGAGGTCATGCAGATCCCGGGACTTGGGTTCGACGGCCTTGTGGGATACAGCCCGATCGCTGTGGCCAAGAACAGCATCGGTCTCTCGATGGCCTGTGAGGAGTACGGAAGCCGGTTCTTTGCAAACGGCGCTGCACCAAGCGGTGTTCTGGAGCATCCCGGCGTCTTAAAGGATCCGGAGAGGGTGAGAGATTCCTGGCAGGCAGCCTTTGGAGGAAGCCAGAACGCAGGAAAGGTTGCGGTCCTCGAGGAGGGCATGAAGTACTCGCCGATCTCCATCAACCCGCAGGAGGCACAGTTCCTGGACACCAGAAAGTTCCAGATCGATGAGATCGCCAGGATCTTCCGGGTACCTCCGCACATGATTGGGGATCTTGAGCATGCGACGTTCAGTAATATAGAGGAACAGTCCCTCGAGTTTGTGACCTACAGCCTGCAGCCGTGGCTCACCCGAATCGAGTCCGCAATCTCCCGGTCACTCTTATCGAAGGACGAGAAGAGAGTCTATTACGCACGGTTTAACGTGGACGGGCTCCTTCGCGGCAACTACGAGAGCAGGATGCAGGGATACGCGACCGGCATCAGCAATGGCTTCATGAGCGTCAACGATGTGAGAAAACTGGAGAACTGGGATCTGATTCCGGACGCAGAAGGCGGCAACCTCCTGCTCGTGAACGGGACGATGACCCCGCTTCGTGCGGCAGGGGCAGCTTACGGAGTAACACCGGGACAGCCCGAGAAAGAGAAGAAAGACGCCATGGAGAAGGAGGATAGCACGACACGAAAAGCAAAGATCCGGGAGTCCCCCGGAAAGAAGAAACGGCAGAACGAAATGGAAAGGAGCAGCCGATGAACAGGTTTTGGAGATGGGTGCAGAACAAGGCACCCGATAACGGCACGTCACCCAAGGAGCAGGAGAGAACCCTGTTTCTTGATGGCGCAATCGCAGAGGATGATCCGTGGTTTGATGACAAGGTAACACCAACGGTCTTCAAGGACGAGCTGGGAGAGGGGAAAGGTCCCGTAACCGTCTGGATCAACTCCCCGGGCGGTGATGTCTTTGCCGCTGCCCAGATCTACAACATGCTTCTGTCCTACCCGGGACATATCACAGTCAAGATCGACGGTCTTGCCGCTTCGGCTGCATCGGTGATCGCAATGGCAGGAGATGAGGTACTCGTCTCTCCTGTGTCGATGCTGATGATCCACAATCCTTCCACGTTTACCATAGGAAACAAGTCTGACATGGAGAAGGCGATTTCGATGCTGGATGAGATCAAGGAGTCCATCATCAATGCTTACATGAACAAGACCGGGCTCTCCAGAAAGAAGCTCTCGGATCTCATGGATGCGGAGACCTGGATGAGCGCAAGGAAGGCAGTGGAGCTCGGCTTTGCAGATGCGGTGATGACACGAAAGGAGCTGGAAGGTTCCTTGGACTTATCAGGGGAGGAGGTACCTCTGGCCAAAACAGAGCAGAAAGCGGCAACAGAGAGTAAGCCGGAGGGCAACCTGGAGAAATCTGTTGGGTATGACAAAATTGGAACGGGTAGCACCCATGACAAAAATGGAACGAGCTACCTGTTCCAGACGAGAGCACTGGCAACAGCCTTCCTGAACAAGTTGGAGAAGCGGTGCAGAGACGAGGACCAGGGCCCTTCGAAGGGAGAATCTGACGAGAAGCCGGAAAAAAGGGCAGAGAAGCCAGAGGACAAGATGGCTGATAGGGCTGAAGGTACGACGGAGGAGAAGACGGGCGCTAATCATTCGCCCAAAGAGCATCAGGAGAACACAGGTAACGATGGGACGCGGAGAGTAGAGGACCTCATGGCGCGTCTTGATTTGATTCACTCGCTCATGTGAGCGGCAACAATTCCAAGGAGGAATGGACATGACTTTAAACGAACTGTACGCAAAGAGAGCAAACGTCTGGGAGAACGCAAAGAACTTCCTGGACTCTCACAGAGGAAAGGACGGGATCCTCTCTGCAGAGGATGGAGAGACTTATGACCGGATGGAGAAGGAGATCACAGATCTTTCCAGAGAGATCGGCCGCCTCGAGAGACAGGCTGAAATTGAGAAGAAGCTCTCCCAGCCGACTACGGCTCCCCTTGCAGGAAGACCTGAGGGGGAGGCGAAGGATAAGAAGACGGGCAGAGCATCCGACCAGTACGCAAAGGCAATGCTGTCCGCGATCCGCTCCAACTTTCATCAGGTATCTGATGTCCTGCAGGAGGGAATCGATGCCGATGGCGGATACCTTGTTCCCGAGGAGTGGGACAACAGACTGATCGAGACCCTCGACGGCACAAATATCATGCGGGAGCTTGGCACGAAGATCACCACCTCCGGTGAGCACCGCATCAACATCGCATCCACAAAGCCCGCTGCGGCATGGCTTGAGGAGGGCGGCGCTGTCACCTTCTCCGATGAGAAGTTTGAGCAGAAGATCTTGGACGCACACAAGCTGGCGGTTGCAGTGAAGGTCTCTGAGGAGCTGTTATACGATAACCAGTTTGACCTGCAGAATCACATCATCACCCAGTTTGGCAAGGCGATCTCCAGTGCGGAGGAGGATGCCTTCCTGAACGGCGATGGCACAGGTAAGCCCACCGGCATCTTTGATGCGGCGAACGGCGGACAAGTGGCGGTGACGACGGATACGGTCAAGCTCACCTCCTCGGACATCATCAACCTGATCTACTCTCTGAAGAGACCGTACCGGAAGAACGCGGCGTTCATTATGAATGATGCGGTGATTGCTGCAATCCGCCAGCTCAGGGACACGACCGGTGTGTACCTGTGGCAGCCCTCCTTCCAGTCCGGTGAGCCGGATCTGCTCTGCGGCTATAAGGTCTACACCTCTCAGTATGCACCGGCTCTTGCAGTTGGCGCACCGGCGATCGCCTTTGGCGACTTCTCCTACTACAACATCGGAGACCGCGGAACAAGATCCATGCAGCAGCTCAGAGAGCTCTTTGCGGGCAATGGCATGATCGGATTCGTTGCCAAGGAGAGAGTGGATGGCATCCTGGTTCTCCCTGAGGCAGTACAGATCCTGAACGTCAAGAAGGCCTGATCCAGGGAGCCGGTAAACAGAAGCCGTGTAGAAACTACGCATATTCCCCCGCGGGCTTAAACGCCTGTAGGGGGGATTTCTTTGGAGACAGGACATGGTGACATTGGATGAAGTGAAACAGTACTTGCGGATTGACTTTGATGAGGAGGATGCGCTCCTTGAGGATCTCATCAGGACCGCCGAGAAGATCTGTGCAGATGTCCTGCGGACGGATGATGTGGCTCACATCTACGATCTTCCAAACGGCAAGACCGCGGTGCTCTATACCATCGCCGTTCTCTACGATCAGCGCACCGATGCGGATCTCCACATGCTCACACTGACCCTTCGGGCTTTTCTGTTTGGCGACAGGAAGCCTGCATTCTAACACACTGGAGGCAGGTGCATGAGCAGAGTCAAAGGTATCGACCCCGGAAGGCTGAACCACCGGGTGACTATCAAGCGCTACGCAGAGAAAGAGGACGATCTCGGGAACACGGTGAATGAGCTGGTGCCCGTAAAGACAGTCTGGGCTGAGATTCTGCCGATAAAGGGACAGGAGGGGCTCGAGTACTACAAGAACAACAATACCGAGACCTACAAGATCCGACTTCGTGCAAAGGCCGTTTCGGACCTTACTGAGAAGGATGTGATCTGCTGGAAAGAGAGACAGTTTCTGATCCAGACCATCGCAGACCTTCGGATGGACGGTGTGTACTACGAGATCCAGTGCATCGAGGATAAGGATCACAGTGTGCCGGAGGGCACAGAAGGAGACGGAGAAGATCATGGAGGAGATTGAACTGAGAGGCGCCAGGGAGCTGAAAGAGGAGATCTCCAAGGCATTGATGACCTGTCCTGATGAGATGAACAGGGCGATCCACAAGGCGGCAAATGGGTGGAAGAAGGAAGTCAATCAGAACTTCCCATCTCCTGAATACGGCGCCGGTGCAAAGGGGCATAAGCCCTTTGCAAAGAGCTGGAAGGCAAAGTACGAGAAAGGCACTACTGGCTACATCGAGAGCGCCTCGGTTTCAAACACCCACCGCCTCTTTCACCTTGTGGAGAACGGGCACCGAAAGGTCCTGTTTGGGAAGGAGACAGGAGGCTTTGTCGAGGGGAAGCACTTCAAGGACCCGATCAACAAGAAGTATGAGGACGAATACCCGGAGCTTATGGACAGGGCCGCTGACGAAGCGCTGAAGAAAGCCGGGTTTTGAGAAAGCGGGGTGTCAAGAGGATAGGACCCTTAGAAAGCAGGAGGCAGAAATGGTTCGCTACGGTGACATCATCAGGACGGTGAATGGGCTCCTGAAGGAACGGTATCCGAAGATCAGAAGGTACGGCAATGACACTGTTGATAAGGCAGTGCCGCCGTACTTTTTTGTGGAGTGTGTTCCGACGGCTCAGAACCACGAGTCTATCAACATGCAGAACAATTCCTGCGCTGTCTGCATCAACTACATCCAGAAGACCCCGGATCAGACGGACAACCTGAAAAAGTACGATGAGATCTTCGATGCGCTGGGGATGACGCTGGATGTGCCAGACTCGGAGCACCCGGACGTCACCCGGCATCTGACCTACACGAATTATACCTACACCTACACAGGAGAGTACCGGCACGATCTGCAGATCCGCTTTGATCTTGCCTGGTATGAATCCACGCAGACGACGCCAGATGAAAAGATGCTGGATATTTCTCTGCGGACACATTTGGAGGAGGAAGAGAATGTCTAAACTGAAATCACCAAGTATTACCATCAGGTTCACCGAGCTCGGTGTGTCGGCGATCACAAGGGGTGAGAGAGGGGTTGCGGCAGTGGTCCTGAAGGATACCGCGGCATCCGTCACAACGCTCCTGTCCGCAAAGGACATCCCGGTGACACTGACAAAGCTCAACCAGCAGCTCCTTCTGGATGCGCTGAAGGGCTACACCAACGCACCGAAGAAGGTCATCGCCTATGTCATGGCGTCTGGGAAGGACATGGTAGCCGGTTATAAGGCGGCAGAGACCTACTTTGAGACCGAGGATGCGGACTACATCGCCTGGCCCTATGCAGAGACCGACGGGAAGGGAGAGGAGATCGCTGCCTGGGTGAAGGCCCTTCGCACCAACGACCACAGAAAGACAAAGGTCGTTCTCTCCAACCAGGCGGCAGATACAGAGGGCGTTGTCAACTGGACGACGGCACTGAAAAGGGCGGTCTCTACCCAAGCGGATGACGGAACGATCACCATTACGCTTGCAGATGTCACTCCGGAGCAGGGAACAGCGAGGATTGCCGGGCTTCTTGCCGGCACCGGGATCAACTACTCGGCAACCTACGCACCGCTCCAGGACTTTGTGGACTGCACAAGGCTCACGGCAGAGGCACGAAACACCGCAGTCGGAGAGGGAAAGCTCCTCGCATTCTGGGACGGGGAGAAGGTCAAGCTCGACCGGGCAGTCAACTCCTTCGTCACGACCGTGCAGGGGAAGGGAGACTCCTTCAAGAAGATCCGGATCGTGGAGGCGATGGACCTGATGCAGCACGACATCCGGCAGACCATTGAGAACGACTACCTCGGGAAGTACGTGAACTCCTACGACAACAAGCTCCTCCTTGTCACAGCGATCAATGCCTATTTCGACACACTGATCGACGATGAGGTGCTCTCTGCCAGGGACTGCTCCATTGATGTGGATGCTCAGAGGACGTACTTAAAGAGCCTTGGGAAGCCTGCCGTGATTCCGTATGCCGGCGGTGCGATCCAGAAGGCGGTGGATGACTGCACGGATGACGAGATCAGGAGGGCAAATACCGGATCCCACGTGTTCCTAAAGGCGGTCGTCTCCATCTTGGATGCGATCGAGGATGTTAATCTTGATGTTTCCGTGTGAGGAGGTGAGAGAAGATGAAGAACTATGACAGCAACCGGGTCATGAACGGCACCTATGGAGAGGTGTGGTTTGATGACGAGTACCTGGCGGAGGTGGAGGAGGCAAAGGCGGAGGTGGACATCACCTACTCCGATGTCTCGAGGGTAAGAAAACTCTTTGCCGGGAAGAAGATGACAAAGCTTGAGGGCAAGATCACGATCAAGCTCCACCACGTGAGATCGAACATTGCGGACCGGGTGGCGGCATGCGTGCGGGAGGGAAAGACTCCCTCCTATAAGATCCTGATCAAGCTGGATGATCCCGATGCCTATGGCGCAGAGCGGGCCGTGTTCTATGCCTGCAAGCCGAGCAAGATCACTTTTTTTGACTGGAAGAACGCAAACCTCTCGGAGGAGTCCTACGACTTTACCTTCGAGGATTACGACATTCTTGACAAAGTGGAGGTGCACTGATGGCAGGAACACTTGCTGAGAAGCTGATGAAACTGGACCGCGGAGATATGGCCGCGGCAAAAAAGATGGAGGTGTTTGCGCCAACCCTCTCGGAGAAACTGGGGGAGAGGACGATGATAACGCTCCACTCCCTTCCCGGCTCTCTGTACTCCGACATTGCGGGACACAGCACCAACAAGTCCGGAACCTATGAGGCAACAAGAGGGTACGATGCGCAGGCGATGCTGGTGTCTAATGCGATCGAGGGGATCGATGTGAAGGACGAGGCCCTGCAGAAGCACTTCGGCGTGGCAACGCCAAAGGATCTTGTGAAGGTCCTGTTTCCCGGCGGAGAGCTGACAAAGATGGCGCAGATCGTTGGATACCTCTCCGGGTTTGTGGATGCGGAGGATGCCGGGATCGACGTTCCCAAGCAGGATGGGATTGAATACCAAAGCGTAAAAAACTGATCGAGACGGACGGAGATTTCCAGGCGATGTACTACCTCTTTGTGAATCATCACCTGCCTCCGTCCGTTTACTTTGATGCCGGCTACTGGGACCGGGCACTGATGCGATGCTTTATTCGGATCGAGGCTGAGGACTACGAGAGGGCAAGGGAGGAGGCAGCTGAATGAGTGAAAAACATATCGACGTTGTCTTCTCCCTGGTGGACAACTTCTCCAAAAACTTTGAGAAGTCGATTGCGGCGCTGACAAATGGCTCGAAGTCCGCCCAGAACGCCTGGAAAAGGGTGGGGCAGGCAGGAGAGTCGATTGCGTCTGTTGGGGCGGGACTTTCCGCCGCTGTGACGGCGCCCCTTGTCGGAATCGGGGTAACGGCAACAAGAGAGTTTGGCGAGGTGGATAAATCCATGAAGCTCGTGCAGGCCACGATGGGGGATGCTGCATGGGCAACTGGTGACCTCACGTCCGCCATGAAGGAGGCAGCGGCAAACAGTACGTTTGGAATGCAGGATGCTGCGGATGCAGCACTGAACTTCGCAAGACAGGGCTTCAACGCAGCACAGGCGAGCGACATGCTGGCTCCTTCCATGGCCCTTGCATCCGGTACGGCGACGGATCTCTCTGAAGTGACAGGCGGCCTTGGTAACGCGCTGAAGATGTTCGGATCAGAGTCCAATGAGGCATCCCGCTATGCAGATATCCTTGCAAGGGCACAGGCATCTGCCAACACCACTACCTCAGACCTGTTCGAGGCAATGAGTGAAGCGGGCCCGGTCGTCAACTCGGTCGGCTGGTCCATCTCGGATCTGTCTACCATCACCGGAATCTTCGGCAATGCGGGCATCAGCGGCGCGGAAGGCGCCAACGCCTTAAAGACCGGTATCGCAAGGCTTGCATCCCCCGCCAAGGATGGCTCCGTGTGGATGGAGAAGCTCGGCGTCAATGTCTTTGACTCCCACGGCAAGATGAAGGACATGCTGACGGTGCAGAAGGATCTGCACAATGCCTTTACCGGTCTCTCCGACTCAGAGAAGATGTCCGCTGCTTCCGCAATCTTTGGAAAGAACCAGATGGCGAAGTGGATGACGCTGATTGAGGCATCGCCTGCAGACTTCCAGAAGCTCAGCAGCAGCATCGATGACTCTGCGGGATCTGCTCAGTCGATGTCGGACGCGCTCATGTCGGGCGTGGGCGGCTCCTTTGAGAAGCTGAGCTCCTCCTTTGATGTGTTCAAGTACAACGTGGGCCAGACCATCGGCACTGTGATCCAGCCCTATGTTGATAAGGTGACGGAGCTTGTCGATAAGTTCAACAGCCTGTCCCCAGCACAGCAGCGGCACATCGAGAAGATGGCCCTCATGGCAGCTGCCGCAGGTCCTGTCCTTCTTGGCTTTGGGAAGCTGGTGACTGGTATTTCGAAGGTCGGTGTGTTTGTAAACGGCCTGATGCTGGCAGGCTCGAAGCTGGGTGGTGTGTTTGCAACAGCAGGTGCAGGCGGAAAGCTCTTTGGCGGGATTCTTGCAGCTATTACGTCCCCAGCAGCTATCGTGATCGCAGTACTCGCAGGGATCGCCATTGCGGCGGTCCTTGTGTGGAAGAACTGGGATAAGATCGCGGCAGCATTTGAGAAAGCAAAGACAAAGCTTCAGCCTATCATCAACCTTTTCCGTGCTGTTGGCAGAGCGATTCAGGCGGTGGTAGAAGCCGTGAAGAACTTTGCCTCCGGCTTTGCAGCTGGTTTTTCCAGAACAGCAAACGCCACGGGTTTTACTTCTGGCTTGAAATCCGGATTTGATTCCGTCCGGAAGGCCATGGAGCCGATTCTTCCGTATATCAGAAAGCTGATCCCGGTCATGACGGGCGCCTTCAACAAGGCAGCTGCATTCCTGAAAAAGCACGGACCGCAGATCCAGGCGTTTGGAAGGACGGTAGGACAGGTGGTCGGAAGGATTGCAACTGTTATCGGGAACGTCCTTGGAGGAGTTTTCACTGGTGCAGGCAAGGTCATCGGAACAGCGATCACAGCCATCATCGGCGCGGTGAAGGGGCTTCTTTCCGGGATCCGTCCGGTTGTGGAAGGCGTGAAGAACATCTTTAAGGGCATCATCCGGTTTATCGTGGGCGTGTTTTCCGGCGACTGGAAGAAGGCATGGCAGGGCATTGTGGACATCTTCACCGGGATCTTTGAGACGATTGCGGGAGTAGCAAAGGGCATCATCAACGGTGTTTCCGGAGCAATCAATGCGGTGATCGGCGCCATCAACGGGATGGGCTTTACCGTCCCCGACTGGGTACCAGTCATCGGCGGCAAGAGCTTTGCAATCAAGATCCCGACCATCCCCACCCTTGCACGCGGTACCGACAGCTGGAAGGGCGGCATTGCACAGGTGTCAGAGCGGGGCGGTGAGATCATTGACCTCCCCAGGGGCTCGAGAGTGTATCCCCATGATGTCTCGGCAGTGATGGCAAGGGAGCGTACGACCCAGAACATCACGATCGCCAAACTTGCGGACTCCATTGTGGTCCGGAAGGAAGCAGATATCGACAGGATCGGTGACATGCTGGTCCGGAAGATCCGCGCTGCCTCCGAGAACATGGGCACTGTGCCTGCAGTAGGGTGAGAAAGGAAGCATACCTTGATGAAGAGAATAGTAGCCTGGAGAGGAGGATAGGATGCAGATCTGGATTAAGTCTGGGAGCAGATCGCTGCGGTTTCCAGTATTGCCATCTGAGTACACGATCCGCTGCGGCAGGCAGATCGAGACAGTCACAGTAAACGCCCTCGGAGAAGTAGACCTTGGCGGGAAGAAGACGTTGGACGAGATCTCGTTCTCGAGCTTCTTCCCCAAAAGCTATGATCCCTACTACTGTGACTGCAGATCCCCCGCACCGATGCAGTGCGTGGATATGGTGCGGAAGATCCAGAAAAGCCATACAGCAAGACTCATTCTGACGGGTGTCGGGTCCTTTCGGGTCCGGATCCCGTCTTTTGAGTTTAAGGAAAATGATGGTTCGGGAGATGTGTACTTTGACATCAGCTTCAAGGAGCATCAGCCCATCTCCGTTCCATCCTCGGATGTGGTTCGGATCGGAGAGGCACAGGAGAACACCATCTCCAAGGAGCTTTCCCGCTCTACGGAGGATGCACCCCAGGATACGGTCTACACCGTAAAGAGAGGCGACTGTCTTGCCTCCATTGCGCGGAAGATGACGGGCTCTTCCTCGTGGAGAGGCCTGTACGAGACCAACAGGGATGTGATCGGAAGCAATCCGAACCGGATCTACCCGGGAATGGAGCTGACGATAAGGAGGATGACATGATCTACGTGCATCTGATCTCGAGAAAGACCGGTGCCACCTATGACATCACCAACGCCTGTGCCCGTGTGGAATGGTCCGGGGACTGTGCGGAGTCGGGAAGAAAACTCTCCTTTGACTACCTGAATGCGCCTTATGATACGGACCTGAAACTCCCGGCGATCGCCTGTGGAGACCGGATCACGGCATACCTGGAGGATGGAAAAAATCCCATCTTCACCGGATACCTCTACGCTGTGGAGCACTCCTCTCAGATCGGGACGATCACCTACACCGCGTATGATGCCATCCATCAGATGACGAAGTCGAGGACTACCCGGAACTTCAAAAACACAACACCAGAGGAAATCGCGGCGCTCATCTGCAGAGAAGCGGGACTTGCTTCAGGAGATCTGTTCCAGACCGGGACCCCAATCCCCTCGATGCTCTGCAGCGACATGTCCTACTACGACATCATCATGGCGGCGTACACAAAAGCACATGCGGCGACGGGAGACAACTATTTTCTCTCTGTGGATGGGGTGAACAGAGTGAGTGTCAGGAGAGCAGAGTGGATCATCTCCGGGTTCTCCCTCTCTGATGCGGTAAACATCACAGAGTCGGATATCCAGGAGTCGGTGGATGACATCGTAAACCGGGTTGATGTCTACAGCGAGAAGGGCGAGAAGATCGGCACCGTGGAGGATGCGGGAAGCATTGGCGCCTACGGCCTGTTCCAGGCGACTTATCAGCAGGAGGAGGGAACCGATACGGCAACGGCAGCCAGAAGCGAGCTGAAAGTAACGCCATCGCAGAGCATCAAAATCAGCGCGGTGGGGGATGTGCATTGCCTTTCGGGGTACTTTGTGAAAGTCAAAGACACGGCGACAGGGCTTTCCGGCAGGTACTTTATCCGGTCGGACAATCACACCTGGGAGAATGGTGTGCATCAGATGGAGCTGGACATCTCGTTCGACGCCATCATGGATACAGTAGAGGAGGAAGGATGAGCTGGCAGAGCGATATGGTTGATCTGATGCGAAAGCAGGGAGAAGTGAACAACCCCTCCGGCCCCTCACTTGGCGTGATGACGGGAGAGCGCTCCTGCAGAGTGGGAGACCTGGACCTGTCCAGTGAAGATCTGTACATTCCGGATAGGCTTCTTCGACGGATGGCCATCGAGGTCAAGGCAGATATCGATAAAGACCATGGGTTCCATGACAGGACAACCTACAGCGAGCCGCTGCGGGCAGGAGACCTTGTGGTGCTGCAGCGATTGTCGGACACGAAGTACGCTGTCCTGGACCGGGTAGTGACGGGATGAGTAAAAGAAGAAAGGTGGATGATCTATGAGCCTCTTACCGACCTTTGCCGTACAGGAGGCAGCAACAAGCGTCGATATCCTCGAGATCCCAAGGGAGTACGGGATAGACTTCAAGACTGGGCAGCTCACAGGCGAGATCGTGGAGAAGAAGGAAGCAATCAAGGTGTGGATCTGGAACTGCCTGCAGACAGAGCGGTATCGCTTTGCCATCTACTCCTGGGACTATGGCGTGAGAATTGAGCAGTATATCGGAATGGTCCTGACAAAGGAGTACATCCAGACAGACTGTGAGAGTGAGATCAGGGAGGCAATGCTGATCAATCCCTGGATCAGTGACATCACCGACTTTGCAGCAGAAAGGTCCGGATCGAAGCTGTCCATCAGTTTTACTGCTGTCACACCGTTCGGGAGGATTGGTATAGCGGCCAGTGAGCTCATTAACATCACGTGAATGGGAAGGAGGTGAATGGCATGTATGAAGAGAAAACCTATGAGAACCTGCTCAACAGGGCGATGTCGGACATCGATCCCAAAGCCGGCGTGCAGCTTGGCGAGGGGTATCTGGTCTACAACGCTCTGTCCGCGCTCGCCTATGAGCTGGAGAAACTCTACGTGGAGCTTTCATGGGTCATTGATCAGGGACATGTGCAGACAGCGGATTTGGAGCACCTGATCCGCATCTGTGAGGACAGGGGAATCACCAGAAAGCCTGCCACATATGCGAGTGTCTCCGTGCAGGGAGATGCTGAAATCCCCAAGGGTACCAGAGTGCGGCTTAAAGGATATGTCTTTGATGTGGGGGATGCACTGGATGTTGGCGCGCACCTCTACAAGGCAGTCTGTGAGACGGCAGGAGAGGGGCCGAATGGCGTCACGGGGAAAGCGCAGGTGATGGACTATGTCCCAGCTCTTACCTGGGTCACGATCAACGAACTGCTTATTCCCGGGCAGAATATCGAGTCAGCGGATTCCCTAAGAAAGCGCTACCTGGAATCCTTTGACACCACCGGTTTTGGCGGGAATATCCGGGACTATCAAAAGAAGGTCCTTGCGATCAGCGGTGTGGGTGCCGTACGGGTGACAAGGGCCTGGAACCGGGATATCCATCCGGGTCAGATGATTCCCAGTGAGAAGGTAACACGGTGGTATGAAACAACTAATGCCACATTCCCGGATGAGGTTCAGAGCTGGCTCACAGCGGTTTACACCGCAGCGAAGGAGCGGCTTCTTACCGTCGGCGGAACGGTGCTGATCACGATCTTAGGCTCGGACTTTGCACCGGCAAGCGACGAACTGGTAAAGGAGGTCCAGGAAGCTGTAGACCCTGATGACGGGGAGGGAACCGGCATCGCGCCGATAGGACATCTGGTTACTGTACACTCTGCCGAAGCGGTGCCCATCAATGTATCCGCCAAGCTCTCTTTCTCTTCGGGACATACCTACACCGAACTGTCGGCTGCAATTGATGCCGCGCTCTCGGACTACCTGAAAGAGCTGCGCACCAGCTGGCAGGATGAGAAGTCGCTTGTGGTGCGGATTCGGCAGATCGAGAAAAGAATCCTTGGAATCCCCGGCATCCTCGATATCGGGGGCCTTACGATGAACGGCCAGATGGAAAACCTGGATCTTGGACAGTATCAGGTCCCGACCTATGGAGGATTCACAAATGTCGAATGAAATCAGGGCAGGAGACATTGATGTCATTCAGTACTTTCCGCCCCATATCTCGAGGATCACAGAGTTCCAGCAGATCGCAGCTGCCTATGACAAGGAGCTGGGGCTTACCCTGGAACAGATCGGGATCGCACTTGCCAACCTCTTTATCTCTACGGCAAACAGCCAGGGCCTGTCCTACTTTGAGGGCCTTCTTGGCATTATGCCATTACCGGATGAAACACTGGAGGAGCGAAGGGCAGAAGCACTGCGTCTGTGGCGCATACGGCAGACTGTCTATACCTTCCCTGCCTTCCTGCAGATGGTGAAGGACCTCTATGGGAACGTGCAGTACAACAAGTTCGTCATCGAGAACAACCGGCTGTACGTGAAGAACATCGGACCCAACGACTTCGAGGTCGACAACAACCGGTACTATGCAAACATCGGGGATGGCCACGGCATTGTGATCATCAGTGAGAACTTTGATGTCGGATACACGATAACCTTCAACATCGTGGCAAACGACTTCACGCTGACAGAAAAACTCCGGGACCTCTTTGATACCGTTACGCCTGCCAACATCGTCCCCCGGTACCACAGCTGGATCTACTGCATCGGCGAGACAAAAGAGTACTTCGGCGGTGCGGTCTCCTGCTGTATGAGCGTTATGCAGAGGTCCGGACGGGGAGGAGAAGTCACCCTGCAGCAGTACGCAGGCGGTGTGCTGACGGCTTCCCAGATTTACTACCTCACCGCCAGGTCTTAACGAAAGGAGCCACCAATGGCGAATTACAAGAACTTTATTATCACGGATGCCGGTGACGCGTTGAACGCGGATGCCCTTGGAGGCAAGACAAGAATCGAGTTCACGGGCCTGTCGGTTTCCGATCAGAAGTACGAGGAAGACGAGCTGAAAGAGCTGACAGATCTTGCCAGCATCCAGCAGTCCACCACAAAGCTCGGGATCGAGGTCCTGGACAAGTCCCAGGTACGGATCACGGGAATCCTCTCCAATGAGAGCCTGAAGGATGGCTACTACATGCGGACCGTAGGACTCTTTGCAAAGTCCGATACCGGTGACAAACCGATCCTCTACGCAGTCTGCATCGAGAGCACCGGGAACAGCTACATGCCGCCCTTTGATGAGCTCTCCCTCTGTTCCGCAAGTTTCTCCATGACGGTGTTCGTAGGAAATGCGCTGAACGTAAAGATCAGTGTGTCTGACGCAGGGTATGCAACGATCGCCATGGTGAATGGCCTTGTTGATGACATCACACAGAAAGATGGGAACCTCGTTGTCCACCGCGTAAACGGAAAGGAGGACAGCTTTGCCGTATCCGGAAGCGACGGAGTGACAGCAGTGTCCGCAGATGCCGATACCATTACGGTAGAGACGAAAAACAGCGGGGAGAGTGCATCCGCTTCCTACCACATCGACAAGGTGAAGGACGTGACGCTTTCCGGTTCTACCCTAACGGTCACGAAGTACATCTCCGGGAGAGATGCCGCAAGCACCTATGAGCTGCCGGCAGCATCGGAGAGCACAGCAGGTCTTTCAAAGCTCTACAGCACCCTTGCGGAGAAGACGGACGGAGCTGCCACGGCAAAGGCAGTGTATGATGCGGTCATGAAGGCCCCTGTTTTGGATACCGCAAAGAAGGTCGATCTTACCGGGTATGTGAGTACACTGGACAACCCGAAGACCTATACGGCCAAGTCTGCCGGGGTGGTCAGCTTCACCTATAACCTTCGGATCCAGTCAGCACCAAAGCAGTCCCAGGTGATCATTTACCACAATGACAGGGAGGTGCGTCATCCGAACTTCGGCTACACGGCAAAGTCTGGAACAGAGTTTCCCTTTGACTCCCTCTACTATGTTGACTCCGGGGAGATCGAGGTGAAAGCAGGGGATACCCTGAAGCTCATTGTGGATGGCAGCGGATCCGCGTTCAACAGCGCGGTGTTCACACCGTATAAGTGAACCAGAGGCGGAGAGGAGGACGAATGAACAACTATAACGGCTATCGGGAGTTGAACCTCGTGGGATTCACGGACAAGGGCGAATATGATCCTGATGCGGAGTATGTCAAAAATGATCTCGCCCATTACAAGGGCAGCATCTACAAATGCATTGTGGATGGCACAGTCGGAGTTCTCCCGACCGAGAGATCCAACTGGAACTGCTTCATGAACCGGCTCGAGGGGGTATAGCTTGTAGAGAAGAAAATCACCAAGAACGGAGTATATGATGCTTCTGAAGCAGGAGTGGATGGTTATTAGAAGCTAAATATACATGTCACTGATCTTATTGAGAGACCGAATCTATATGGTCCATCACCGAGTGGTTTTTATAAGGCGAAGCAGGCGAATAGCTTCATTGTGAGGCATTACAAGAAGGTAAGTGTCAGGAGGTATGAGTATGTCATCAATCAAGACGCTTGATATGAGTACAATAAGCGGTTACTGGAATAGGGTTAAGACTCTTTTTCAGGTAGTGTTCGGAGTTACCTTGACAGAGAGTAGATCCCAGGAAGTTACATTGTTCGGCGATCTTAAGGTATGGTTGGAGTATCCATATTCCATCAGCAGCGAGTGCTATCTGAAAAACAAAGAAAAGGGAACCAACATTTTTTTGCTGCAGAATAATTCCTCAGTAATACATTACGTTAGTGGCAAACACTTTGCAGCTTTGTGGGGATCTAATGCTACGCTTGATTCTGACAAGGACCTGAACTGTATCGTGAAAATTACAGATGAGAGGTATTTTTTTGCTTACTGTGGTACCGATAAATGCTTTATGGATTTGAATAATCAAGGGACATTATTTGGTATTGGAAATTCCGATTACAATGATAATCTACCTTCATTTGGGAAGGATTCTTTCGTATCAGGTGTAGTGATCCCTTTTTATTTTATTTCCGAATATGCAAAGTACAACTTTGTCTCGAATTATTGTTACTGGGTGACAAGGGCAGGAGATTATCTTCCGATTGGTTCTGAAGTTACTGCTGGCGATGAAACATTCATAATCATCACGCACGGGACTCGTTTGAGCTCCGGAGCATATGATAATCAGTATTATCTTGCAGTCAAAAAGGAGGAGTAAGATATAGCTTCTAAACGATAACTTCCTGGATTTTGGGACTAACTTTGCTCCCTAAGCGGAGGTC